ATCATGTTGGAGGCGGAATGTCACATTGGCGTACACATCGTCAATATCAAAACTCTGCACGATCTTATAACGTTGTTCAAAACAACTCGAATTTTTCTATTCGAGATGTTACACAACGTCGTAATTTTGCGCAGGGCGATGGTGTTGTCCACCCGTCACGTCCTTTGCCTAGACAAATTAAATTTGTAGCTCAAATGTTTAATCCATCTGATCCTTCTACTTTTGAAGGATTTCCTAATGATGGATTACCCATTCCTACTCCTACAATATTTGGTTCGTTTAAGCAAAAACTTGATAATGTTGGTGTTACTATTGATAATGCTGCTGATATTACAACTCGTATTAAGCAGCTTACTGATTCTCTCACCAACACTCTTTCCTCTTTTTCTTATGCTTTTAATTATTCTTTAGTTATAGTTCATTTTGTTGATTTGCTTTATGATTTGTATAATTATGGTTCATACTCACTTGGAATTTTTGTTATGAAGGTTGGTGTGCATATTGCATCAATCTTTCATGTATTAGTTCCAGATATGAATTTTAATATACAAGTTAATGAAGCTCAATCGCTTTTTTCTGTTTCCTCGTTTATTAAATTCTTGGGAGTTAATTCTAGTATTTTGAAAATTGGATCGCTGTTTAATGCTTTCAACCAACTCGACAGGGGATTACAGTCCCTTGAAAAGTTTGTTGAATGGTGTTTTGATTACATGCCCCAATTTATACAAGATATAATAATTTACTTCCATCCTATTGATAAGGTGTTTAATCCACGGTATAGGAAATTCATGGAAGTTCTGGCGAAAGCTGGAATGACTATGGATCGTGGATTGAAGGTTGAAGATGCTGATATGACATTTGTGCTTGCCGAAGAGCTTTATTTTAATGACTTTCTTCTTGTCCCTGATAAGAAGAATGTTCATTTAGTAAACTCATATCGTCATGCACGAATATTAATATCACGTCTCAATGAATATACTGCGAATTATGAAAAGTATAGAGCGCCCAGACATACGCCTTTTTCCATTGTAATTAATGGACCAACGCGTTCTGGTAAATCTGTACTTCTTCATGATATAGCCAAAGCTTTTGCTGATGCTGAAGATCATGTTGGTCGTCCCTCATATGTCAGAACTGTTGGTTCTGACTATTGGGATGGCTATCAAGATACTGATTTTGCAGTCCTTTTTGATGACTGGCTGCAAAATACAGAATATTCTGATGCATCAGAATTTTTTGCTTTGACTACTAAATCGCATTATATTCTTCCTATGGCGTCCCTTGATTCTAAAGCTGTTGGAATTAAGGGTACGCTTTGTCTCTCCAAGTTGATTCTTGCTGCGACAAACCTTCCCGATTTTATTGGCGTTAACAAAATAAATTGTCCGAGTGCTCTTACTGCTCGTATTTTATACGAGTGGAAGTAGAGCGTTTCTCGGAAATTTATGATGATAGCGGCAATTATAATCATTTGCGTTTTTGTATTCGAACAGGTGATCCTAAAGATCATTCTCAGGATAAGTCGCGGCCGATGACATATAATCAATTTATAGAGAAAGCTTATGCTGCTTATTTGAAGCACTATAAGAATGAACTTAAAATTGAGAATATGATATCGTCCAATGCGGCTGTTGTTGCCTGTTTGAAGAAAATGCGCGCCCAAGGAATTTTTGATATTGCTGAAACATTGATGAGTTCCTACAGTTATTATATATCTTCTACGTTTTTTGCAAGAAACGCTGCATATATAAATAATGTTGTAATCTCACCAATACTTTCGGCTTTATCAATAATTTCGGCTATATTGGCTGGTTTTAAATTTGTTAAATACTTGACTAAAGTTGTTGACCGTACGACTCTGGATTCCCGTGTAGAAGTTGAAATGCTAGTCATTTCATTTCTATTAGGAAAACCCCGAGAAGGTACAGCCAATAACAAATTGCAAGCTATGAAGCAAGTTGTAAACGCCAATATACCCCCTAGTCAAGTGATGTGGCGAGCCACAGCAAATCTCCATAATTATTCACTCGAAGCATCGAAAGAAAATTCTCTAAGGATTGAGAATTTTTTGAATGATAATATGGAAGATTTGGCTCGTTTCACACTTGACAAGGCTAATCGGCATCCGAGAGTTATTTCTTCAACAAACCATCCTATGGTTATTGAAGAATCACGCTCAGACTCGATTCATCACAAAAACCGTCCTACGGTTATTGATGAATCACGTTCAGATCCGATCCATTTTAAAAACCGCCCAACGGTTATTGATGAATCGCGTGCCGATCCTATACATTTACATCGTAAACCCAATATTGTTTCTGAAGAACATGTACTTACCAAGGACCCAACAGTCCATGAGAAGTACAATGCTTTGTTTTTCCAGAATCAAGTTAATATTGAGAATGCGATGAATTCGTATAGTGCTGAACATCCTCCAGTAGATGAACTTTGTCATAAAATTAGTGATTATGTAGCTCAGGGTTGTGATGATCCGGCTGGCATAGCATTTGCAGAGAGTCTTATTAAGCGAGTCGTGACGTGTGTTCTTACATGTTCTGATTCGACGAGATTCTATATTGCAAAAACTGATGTTGTGAATTTTGTGAATACTCTTCACATACGTTCACAACGTTTTTTAATGCCTAAACACTTTTTTCTTGACAAAGATGGAAAAATTATATTATCTACTAAGGATAGAATATATCGCCTAACAATAACTATCCATGGTGTTCATCACACTATAGATTTTAATGTTGAGCGATTGGTTCTGATCCTTGATAACATGAATCAACCTACAATTGATGCTGTGTTATATGATTTTTCCGGAACATCTGTGCCTATGATGCCTGATAACTTAACAAAGTTTATCAAAGTCCAGGATCTTTATAAGATCTTGGATAATGATAAAGCAATGATGTTAGGAATGTCACTTGTTAATGGTAAACCAACCACTAACATCCGTTCCTTCTCACTTAATCCAATTAAGCGTGTTGTTTCGTATACGTTATCTTCTTCACGAGTACTTTATGTTTCTTCAGGAGTCACTTATCAGGCTACTACTCATCCTGGTGATTGTGGCTCCCCAATTGTTTTGTTGAAAAATACTGTCGATGAAAAGATCGTCGGTATTCATGTCTTTGGAGGAGCAATTACTTCGTATGGTGGAGCAATCCATATTACGCAGGAAATGTTACTCCGTGCTTTTCCACAACAATCGCGGCCTATTGAAATTGTTGAGCATAATGTTAAATTTACACCTTATAGTTATACTCCCCATACTGCTGAAGGCCTCACTATTGAGGCCCTTGGTGAATTGGAGGTACCTGTTTATGTCAATCGTGATACAACTCTCACGATGACACCGTGTTATCAACATTTTTCTCATGCAACTAAATTTCCCGCAAAATTGAGAGATGAATTAGATCCATTAATCGTTGGTACTTGTTTGTACGGATCCAATTTGGTTACTCGAAATATTTTTTTTGAGGATCAAATAATGGATTATTTACACCGTTCATACAAGCCTAAACTCGCGACGATTTTAGATCTTGATTCTGCACTCAATGGCTTTGAGGCTATGGACAAAGTTAATTTGTCCACATCCCCTGGCTATCCTTATGTTTGCTTTGGAAAGAACAAGCATCATTATTTTGAATGTGACCCGGCAACGGGCCATGTTACTACCAAGGACCCTTTATTTAGTAAATATCTTACTGAATATATTGGCGACTGGCAATACAAGTGCTATGAAACGGTTTGGATTGTTTCATTGAAAGATGAAACACTCAAGCCTAATAAATTAGCACGAGTATTTGAAGTCGCTCCTATGGAATACACGCTCGCAACTCGCGCGTATTTCGGTTCTTGGATTGAAATGATGCATTCTATCCATGCAGAAAAGTTTTCTTGTGTTGGCATAAATCCTGAATCTTTTGAATGGACGCTCCTCTTTAATAAGTCGAGTAGACTTTCTCCATATGGCATAGACGCTGATGTACCCAATTGGGATAAAAACCTTTTGGCTTACATCTTACATTTAGCCACGAAATCAGTTAATGCCTGGTACAAGAAGTGTGACCCTAATTGGAAAATCGAACATGACATGGCACGAATTAGTTTGTGTTATTCCATGGTTAATGGTTTTCTTATTGCGGGTCACGCTTTTTTCCGCAAACATAAGGGCATGTCATCGGGTTGGGTTCTTACTGCACTCTTTAACACTCTGTGCAATATGATTCAACACCTAATCTGGTACATGCTTTCTGTCCCTTTGGCTATGCAAGATTTGTCTTTTTACGATGATCACGTTGATACGAAGATCTATGGTGATGATTCACTTGATGGTATTTTAGCAACATCATTACAGTGGCTCAATAGGCAAACAATGGCTTCAGTTTATGCTGAATACTGTTGTATGACTATTACCGATTCTTCTAAAGGTAAGGAGTTATCTCCTTATGATCCTTTAGATCAATTGACCTTCTTAAAACGTGGTTTCCGTAAAGATGGGATGTACATAAAACCTGTACTCTCAATGACATCTCTTATTACCATGATTTGTTTTGTGCGTAAAAGTCGTTATATTTCGTCAAATGAACAACTTCAGACGAATTTGAAGACTTTTGCTTCTTTTCTTTACTTTCATGGTCCAGTAGTTTATGCTTATTTTACTGAGTACCTTGATTTGTGTTTTCCCACCCTTTCAATTCCCTCATACTCTTATTACGATAATCTCTATTTACATGGAGATTACGAGATAAGATGGTTCTAGACTTTAAATAGAACCCCGGGCGGACCCTTCGCGACCTCCCTTAGTTAACTTTATTGTAACGATTGCGACATTTTCTTCCTGTTTTTTGGTAAAATAGGAAACCGGTTTTTAAATTATGGCTTCTTCTAAAATACAATCTGTCGGTGTGACAACCGGCCCCATTGGCTTGACAAATGATATCGCCCCTGAACATCAAACTTCTCATGAAGCAACTTCACAGCTGCTTCATGATGTTGCTCCTGGAGAGCAAATCAATAAATCCCTTCAGAATCAAGTGGCAGCTGCTGTGACTCAACTCACAACGCTACACCATGAATCTGAAATGGAGGTTTACTCTACACCTATGTTTGTTGGAACTTATTCCATTACGAAC